CACTTCGCCGCGCTTACCGGCGGTGGCTTGAAAGGCGCCGACGAGGTCATCGAGTCTTATAAGACAGAAGATCCCGACTTTCATCAAGCTGTCGCCGATATGGCCGGCATTGACCGGCGTACAGCCAAGACAATCAATCTTGGTATGATGTACGGTATGGGTAAAGGTAAACTATCTAGCGAGTTAGGTTTAGATAGAGACGAGACCGAAGATTTATTCGCTAAGTTTCATGCGAACGTTCCCTTTGTAAAACAGCTTATGGAACAAGCAACACGCAAAGCTGATAATGTTGGTTTCTTACGAACACTGCTAGGCCGTAAGTGTCGTTTTGATTCATGGGAGCCAAGAGCGTTTGGTATACATAAAGCATTACCGCTGTGGCAAGCAGAAAAAGAATATGGACGTGATCTAAAAAGAGCATGGACATACAAAGCATTGAACAGATTGATACAAGGATCATCGGCTGACATGACAAAGAAGGCAATGGTTGATCTATATGAAGAGGGCATTGTTTCTCACATACAGGTACACGATGAATTAAACTGTTCTATTGAGAACCCGGAACAAGCAACACGGATCAAAGAAGTTATGGAGACTACCGTTGAATTAAAAGTTCCGCTCAAGGTCGATGCAGAAATAGGACCATCATGGGGGGAAATAAAAAAGAAATGAAACGTATTAATCCAGAGACAAATAAACCATTTAAATGTGGCGATGTTAGAGAAGATGGCTTCATATTTGATGCCTATGTAAAGTCTATAACTAGAAAATCGGGGTATTATAAGGAAATTTGGAGAAGCCCGGAGCAACATGCTAAAGAGATGCAAAGAAAAAGAGATGGTAAAAAAATAAAATATGATCTAATATCTGAGCATATAAATAATATTAAATTAGAAAAAGGCTGTGCTCATTGTGGCTATAACGAAAATCCAATAGGCTTAGACTTTCATCATTTAAATAAATTATTAAAAAAGTATAACATATCTAGTATTTGGAAAACAAGTTGGGAACAATTTAAAAAGATTGAAGATGAAATTAAACTGTGTGAAGTTCTTTGTGCAATTTGTCATCGAATTGAAGAAAAAAGATTAAGAGATTTAGAAAAAAACAAAGATGTTTAAAGAGTTATGCGCGACATTATTTTTATTATGTAATCCATTACTGAATGGTTTTACATTTAACTATGATGGTAATCCGCAAGATCAGTTTGTACAAGGTATAGCCGAGTGTACTGTACTCAATAACGCGGTTATCGAACCACGGTACAGGGTTGTGGTAGCGATTAGTGTAGCACAAGCCATACTCGAGTCTGATTGGGGACGCTCTCGTTTCGCCGTAGAGGGTAATAACTACTACGGAATCATCGAAACAGACAGCACAGAGCCTCATATGAAGTCAAGAAACAGTAATGTACTACTAAAAAAGTATCTAAACAGATGTGAAAGTGTTGCTGATTACATTGCCTTACTCAATTCATCTAGTGCTTTTGTTGAATATAGAGACTTACGTTTACAACAATATATAACTGATAATGTAGATGTTTTTCTCATTATTGAGACCTTAGAAAACTACGCAATTGATCCAGAGTACACAGAAAAGCTACTTGCCGTTACTCTTGGATTATTTCAAAAGTACCCGGAAATATTTAAATCAAAACAAATTTGGGAATACTACAACAATAACAAAGCTACCTAATTTCCTTGACAATCTGCCAAAATCCCATATGTATGGGCTTGTATGAATAAACATACCACATATAGGAGAAAGTAATGACCGACATTAAAAAGTATAAATCTGTCGCGATCAGCATAGATACTTATAAACGAGCCAAACCCATAGCAGAACAAAATTATATGTCCATGGCTTCCTTTATACGTTACTTAGTTGATAAAGAAGAACAGCAATCTAAAAATGGAGACAAGCATGTCAGACAGTAATGATAGAAGAATTAAAGCAGCGCTATATACAGCCGTTTTAAATAAACTTAGCGGAGAGTTATCCGAACTTGAAGCTAAAGAAGTGCTTTTAACGAACGCACCGGCATATATTACAAGCAAAGATCATGACCACGCAGATCATATTGAAGAGTTAAAGAATATTATATTGGATAAAGTGCATACTAGAGATGCTATCAAAGATATAAAAGCAGTTTACTTTGCAGAACAGATCGCGAAAGCCAATGAAAAAGCAACGAATAGTTAGTGCAGTAAGACGAGTACAAGATAAAGTGATTGTGTCCTACACAGACGGGACAACAAAAGAATTTACTGTGAACGAATGGTTATATTCTTACGGCGAAGGTCGTCGTCTGTGGGAGCAACACGAAAGAGAATTTAAAAACCCGGAGAATTTTGATGGCTGAAGAACAAGTATCATTTGATATATACCAACCTTTTGGAGCAAGTATCCTCAAAACAAAGCTACCTCAAGTGTATGTCGATGCATTAAACAAACAATCTGATGACATATTGAATGATGAAGAGAAGAGTAAAGAGAGAGATTGGAGCCACAATCTTGCCGGGAACGTCAAAAAAGAGATTAGCATAGACCATATGGCTATCAAAGGTTTACCAGAATTCCTCGCGACACTATCCGAGGAGTATACGAAGCGTGTTCTACCCGAATTTCTTCCCGCGGGTACAAAAATCGCGTTCCGTGTGTGGACAGTTAGTCAGTGGGCCGGTGACTTCAACCCGATGCACATTCACGATTCTAATTTATCGGGTGTTTGTTTTCTAAAAATTCCTCCTGAGTTTGATAAAGAATACGACAAAGAAGATCATCATCCTACTGCCGGCTGTCTTGAGTTTATTGGGTCAATCCCCAATCATTTTGCACGTCACAGTTTTTTAGTGAAACCAGAAGTGGGTGATTTTTACCTGTTTCCTAGTTGGCTAGTACATCAAGTCTATCCCTTTAGAAGCGAAGGAGAGAGACGTTCCATGGCATTCAATGTACATTTTACCATGGATAAACCATTGAAAGGTCTTAATGTTTGAGGAAACAAAATACGATAAACAAGCTAAACACTTGCGCTACAGATTTGATAAAGAAGGTTTTAAAAAAAACCGTTGGGATAAATTAGACCGTAAAGAAAAAGATTATTGGCGCGGTCGTGTGCAACAGTGGAGCCAAGATAGAGTTATGCCGAACATGCAATACAGTCCTCGTCCTCGTCGTAGTTCGTAACATATTGAACGGTAGGTTTTACAGGTTCTTCCGCGCATTCACATAATTTTTTTGATTCTAATTCTTCTACTCTGCCTTGTAAATACACAATAACATCCTTTAATTCTTCTACCGTCATACTATATCCTTTGTTTTGGGGGTAAGCTTCTAGCTATACACCGAAAGCTTATATGGGATCAAGTTATTTTTCAGATATTTTTTCACCAATTGCATAAATCATCACCGCGATAAACAATAATATAATAATTATTGCAACTAGTCCTGTAAGTATGAGAATTTTCATTTCTTTTTCTTCTTGCGTTTCGTAAATAGTTTCATCCAATCGAGTCTCGGGCCAAAGTATATGTTTTTTACTTTGTTACCAAGGTAGTCGTACCCCCAATACCACTGCCAGACGTATTTAGCCAATGCCCGCCATCTCCGCACTCATTGCTTCTGCTCTGTTAGGGGTTTGTTTTGCCCAACGTGAGTCTAGCATTTCCATCGCCGCGGTAATATATTCGGGTGGATCTTGTTCTAATGCTTTCCACATGTTCTTAAATTTACTTACCCCTGTTTCTCCTAGCTGAAATACCATCTCAATGATGATCTCTTTTGCTAGGTCATCTATATCGGGACAGTTGCTACAAAGCCTCTCAGCGCCGTTTATGGCGTTTTGTAGATCAGCTTCAAGGATATCCATGAGGAATTTCTCTTCATATTCCTTATCATCTTCCCAAAAGTCTTCGACGCATAAATGACCGACGCCCACGGTTCTCTTACCTAAGGTATCGAGATATACTTTGTTTCTGTAGCCTTCGTGTTTTTTCACGGAAGCTAGTAATCTATCCATGTTCATTTTGCTTCTCCTTATAATCTCCTTTGAGATAGGTTATGGTTTGCACCCACCCGGACGGTATGGTGATGTGACGTCCACCTTCTTTGTCGCCGTCAAATTCTGAATAGTCTGCCATGATAATTATTTTTGTATCGTCTTTGAACATGAGCCACCCCGTAGAGTGGCACATAGCTAGTTGTTCTTTTTGTATGTCTTCAATAGAATGCCACCCGGTCTGTCCGTCTTTGGCATCGAGCCACGTAACAAGGACCAAGGGTTTATTCATTGTGCTTCAATCCACTTTCGTGCCTGTTCAAAAGGCTTTGCTAGTCTCTTTCGTTCTTGTGCTACTCGTTTCCACATACACTTAGCGCAAGAGTAAAACATATCATGTTCGATGATCACGGCTTTCTCCTTTTTACAGGTGTCACACAGTTTTTCTTTTTTCATATGTGATACACCACCTCATCGTCTCCAAGCTCTCTCATCTTCACTTTATAGGCCTTTAAAAAGTCTTTTAAGGGCATATCAGAGTTCTCTAAGTGTGCTAGGTGTAAGTTTTTATCGTAGCTATAGATAACAAATGCCCTCTCATAACAATTATCTAAAAAACTATCTTGTCTATTTTCTTGTTCGTCCATGACCCAATCTTTAAATGCACTCATACTGATCTATTCTCCGCTTCTTGTTTATCTCTGAACTGCCAACATTCTTGTTCAACTTCTTTTTTTAATTTTCTAACCTCTAGTTCTAGGTCTTTGATTGTCCCTAGAACAGCAAGCAAATCATGTGCTATATCAAATTTAGTTTTCATTCTTTCTCCTAGTTGTTTCTTTCAAACACAGCGTTAGCACCGATGTTGTGAAATATTTCTTGCTTGAACTCTTCGAGTTCTGCGCGTAAGTGTTTGTTGTCCACCTCTAGTATTCCTACTAGTCTGTCTGCTATGTAGAATATATCTACTCTGTTATCTGGTAAGTTGTCTTCCATGTTTTCCTTTCTAGGTTTCTAAATACAGAGGTGTATATTCCCCCATATAAGAACCGGCAATGTTAAAGTCGAAATATTCAACTGCTTCCTCATAGGTCATCTCACTACGCCCCATAAGTAATTCTAAAATTAGTTCCGTGTCGTAAACTACTCTTGTTCTTTCTCCGTCCCACACTACCCCCGCGATGGCTTCGTCGAAACCCTCTGCGAACATTAGGTTCGGTTCGTCGTCTCCATAGAGATCGGTTATATCTGCTCGGTTCATGGATATCTAATACCATGTTTTTGGGACGCGGACAATGGACAAATTGTCTCACTCTTTTTCCTTCCATTTCTTCATTATTTGCTCATCAGTGGAATCATCAATATAGTAGGTGTACCCGTTGAGATTGATATACAAAGCGTTATCATCGACCACGTCGATACGCATATTACCAATACCTATTTCTGTTCTTTCCATTTTCTTTCTCCTTTTTGATCATCCATTCACCGTCATCATCATAGATCAAACCACTACCGCTTAGTTCTTCGATCTGACATGAATGACATACGTAATTATCTTCAACGTCACAATTATCGCAGTTATCTGTTGCTTTGAGATAACTCCAATCATAGTAGTCATAGCCTTTTAGTTTCTTACCCCAATGATAGATGTCCATTATTCAAACCTCCCGTATCTTTTGATGAGTATATTTCTTAACCGTTCCCAAATCATGCGGTCTAGAACTTGTTGCCCGGAACTTGGTTCGCGCTTAGCAAGTTTGTCATATTTCATCTTTAGTTTGATGATCTTAGTTTCTAGTGACATAGTATCCTTTCTTTCTTAGTGAGTAGGGGGATTCTTTGACTACCCCCAACCTTTTCCCGACAAGTCAATCTG